TAGGCTTTGATCGTATGTTTAATATGTTAAATAGAGACTTTGTTCCATCAACATATCCACCTTATAATATTAGAAAGGTAGGTGAATATAATTTTTATATTGATATGGCATTAGCCGGATTTAATAAAGATGATATTGAAGTTAAAATTGCTGATGGAGAACTTTCTGTTAAATCTAAAGTTAAGAATAATGATAAAGAAGAAACTTTATATAAAGGAATAGCACAACGTAGTTTTAATAAACTATTTACATTAGCTGATGATGTTGAAGTTAAAGATGCTGAGTTAACTAATGGAATGCTTACAATTAGTCTGGAAAAAATTGTTCCAGATGAAAAGAAACCTAGAGTAATTAAAATTAATTAGGGAGATATAATATGGCTGTAGGAACAGTAACAATGTCCGTAGCAGGCGTAGGTGGTGCTCAATCAGGCACTATTACTACTGGTGCAGGATCAGCTGCAGGTGTAGTTATGGTTTGTAATGATACAGATTCACCAATTACATATAATGTAGCAACAGCAGGTACTGATGTACAAACTGGTTTAAAGTTAGATGCAAAAGCATTTACTAGAATAACAGGTCTTAATAATGGTGCACAAACTTTAACTAATGTTAAAACTGCACATGGTACTGCCGCACAGAATGGTGAAATTGTTTACATAACATTAGCGAGTGCATAATGACAAAAGATGAGGATAAACCTTATCGTAAAATGATTAAGGAAAAATATAGACAGGTAGCTGAGAAGAGGCTAGGTAACGATAAATCCTACGGCAATCATAAAATTCATCCAGACGAATTAGCGCGACGTGCCCATGTTCAAGGGCACTTCGCAGCAAAAGAAAGAGATGCATTTTTTGATGAAGTATATGGAGAAGTGTTAGTTGATTTGTTTTGTGAATGGTTAAAGACAGATTCACATGAAACTAAGTCAAGAGAATTCCTATACTCAACAGCTATGGCTTTAGGAAGTGTAAAAGAAAAAATGATACATTTTGAAACTTATGGAAAGAATGTTCCACATTTAAAAGAGGACAACGAGAATGAGACAAATTGATAACGATCAGTTAGTAAATAATATTAAAGAAATGATTAACACATTAGAATATGATTCTAGTAGAAGCCCAGGTAAAGCTAAAGTTAATTCTCAAACATTAATTAATTTACATAACTTATTAGAAATTTATACAAAGAATTCAAAAAAGCCTACACCTAAAAAGGAGGTAAGCAACAATGGATAATACCGCAGCAATACCAGACTCTACCCCTCGGGATGACTCTGTAGCTACCGGTGGTCAAACGGAAGAGAAACTGCTGGCTGACATTATTAGTAATTCACAATTTGTGAAAAACGAAGAATCTCTACCCACAGAGCAAGTTCCTAAGTTAGACCCGGAAGAATCAGATACACAAGACCCAGAATCTGAAGAAGCCGAAAGTGAAGAAGTTGAAGAAGAGACTAATGAAGAAGAAGTAGAAGCTACTGAGGAGGATGCCGCTGAAGAAGCCGCTACCCAACCTGAAGTTTTTACAACTGATGATTTAGATCTAGATGCTAAAGTATCCGTTAAGATAGACGGTAAAGATACTGAAGTTTCTTTTAATGACCTTATTAAAGGTTATTCTACTGAACAATCTCTTTCTAAAAAGGGTCGTGAACTAGGTGATCAGAGGAAAAATCTAGAGGAAGAATATAATAAAAGACTAGAAGAAGTACGTCAATTGGGTAGTGCTTCAGCTGCTGTATTATATTCGGAAGAGCAAGCCCTCTCAAAAAAGTACCATGATCTTGAAGCTCAAATTGATGAAGCTAGAAAAGAAAATGATACTTATAAAATGGGTGAGTTGAAAGATGAACGAGAACAAGCTCAACAAGCATACTGGAAAGCAAGAAATCAAAGAGAGTCTGTTGTAAAGAATATTCAAGCGAATAATCAAAAGCAGATAAAAGAAAATTGGGATAAACAAATTAAACATTTTAATGATAATATTAATGAGTTGATTCCTGATTATAATGAAAGTACTGCAACATCTATAAGAGAATTCGCTATTAGTGAAGGGATGAAACCCGAAGTTATAGATATGATTACTGACCCAGCAATTGTTAAGTTTGTAGATGATTATAGAAGATTAAAGCAAGGTGTTACTAAAGGAACTGCTAAAAGAAAAGCAGTACCTGCTAAACGAGTACCTACACGAAAAACTAAATCAGCTAATGAAAAGAAAAATCAAAAGGCTGCTGATTTAAGAACTCGTGCTTTAAGTGCTAACTCATCTAAATCTGATCAAGATGCTTTTCTAAAAACTCTAGCCGAAAGATCCCTAAGTAAAGTATAATAACTTATGGAACCTTTGGAGGGTTTAAAAAATGACGACTACAATCGGTGTGCGTCACGTAGAAGGACCAGGTGGTCCAGCTCGTGGTACTAGCACAAACGAGACCGTCTCTCAAAGAGAAGATCTCGCTAATTTTATTTCCATGATTACAAGAGATGAGACACCATTTCTTGCAGATATTGGAAGTACTAAAGCAACTGCGATTTATCATGAATGGCAGACAGATGAACTAGATACTCCAGGCGATTCAAGAATTGCTGAAGGTCAAGACTATGTAGAACCAGCAGGATCTGCACATTCTTTAACACCAGCAGTTGGTGCAAAGTTTGGTTTATCAGGACCAACCAGATCTAGACTTGGAAACTATACACAGATTAATGGTAAGACTATTGCTGTGTCTGGTACAAGAAGAGCTGTTGATCAAGCAGGTGTTGCAGACGAATATGCATACCAGCTTAAGAAGCGTGGAACTGAAATGAGACGTGACCTTGAGTTTGATATGGTTCATGCTCATAATATTTCTGCTGCTATTGGTGCTCAAGCTAATGCTGCTAGATCAGCTGGTGGAGTTTCATCTTTTGTTAATGGTACAGCAACTTGTAACTATGTAGGTCAATGGGAAGCTCCTTCTCAAGCTACTACTGGTGCTGGTACTGATAATAATGGTACTGCTATTCCTAGAGCTAGTGTGAATGCTTCATCTTCAGCTGCTCCTAATAGAGGAGCTTTAGCATTAACTGATATTGATGCAGTTATGCAGAAGATCTATGAAGAAGGTGGAAAGGCAACTAAGATTATGTTATCACCAAAATTAAGAAGGGACTTCTCCGACTTAATGGTAAGTGATACTGGTGTTAGACGTAATATGGATGCTAACGGTGCGCTAAGACAATCTGTTGATGTTTATATGTCTGACTTCGGAGATATTATGGTTGTACCAAACTATATTATGGGATTAACTAATAACCATGCTGCTATACTTGGTGATGGTCATGCATCAACTAAGTTTACTAGTAGTGGTATTCCAAATCTAGCGGACTTTGCTGCATATATTTATGACCCAATGTGGTTTAATATTGCTACGCTAAGACCTCTACAAGAAGTAGATGTTGGACAGAAAGGTGACTCAACTGTCGGTATGATGGTAGAAGAGTGTACTCTTGAAGTTAGAAATCCAAAAGGTTGTGGAGCAATCTACGGTCTTAACTAAAGATCTTAAGGGAAGGTTAAAATTAATCTTCCCTTTTTTTACAGGGAGAATGTAATGCCAAGAAAGAAAAACAAATATCAGAAGTTGATGTTAAAAGGTCTAAAGGATCTTAATATTAAACTTGGATCGGGCGCAGGACCTACCATACCTACTAACCCATTAAAAGATCGAAAGTATACAGTTGACAAATCAGGTCATGTACAATTTCAAAATAAAGGTGGTAATGTTGGAAAAGGTATGGGTGGTCCAGGTGACAAACCTTATATTGTAAATCCTGATGGAACTATCACATGGTTAAAACCAAAAGGTAAAGCTGCAGGTGGAAAGATTTCTAAATACTATGCCGGCGGTGGAAACGTAATTACAGGGAGAGACTAATGCCAACTCAAAAGCAAATGAATAAAAGTGCTAAGTTCAAAGCGTCTAAAGCCTACCAGTTTAAAAATAGAAAACCAGTAGGAATAATGGATATTATTAAAAATCCTTTAGGAGCAATAAAAAAAGCTGCAAGTAATACAACACAAGTTAGAAGAAGAGCAGGTCAAGTTGCAGCAGGTGATCCTATAGCTGAAAGAAAATATGGTACAGGAAAAAGAACTGGAGATAGAATAAGTCATAAATATCCGTCAGGAGTATTTAAATTTCAACCTGATGGCACAGTAGAAAAACCTCTTAAATCTTATAAGAAAAATCCTAAGCTTAAATCAGGTTTCAGTGAATTTAATAAAGGTGGAAAGATTTCTAAGTATTATGCTAGTGGTGGAAACGTAATTACAGGGAGAGACTAATGCCAATTAAAATAGTACCAAAAAAGAAAACTAAAAAAATTAAAGATGTAAGATCTAATCCAGGTCAGCCTACGATTTCAAGTGTGCGTACTGGTAGAACAACTTCTGGTATCGCTTGGTCACAGCCAACAGACTCTATATATAAAATGAAAAAGGATGGTACAAAAGTCGACTATCTTATGAAAAGTCATGATAAGCAATGGAACAAGAAAAAATTAGCACGAGCAAAATCTGGTATAGATTATAAAAGTACTGTATCTTATGGAAAAAAAGATCAAACAATTAAAGATGTAACTAGACCAAATTATAAAAAATTAAAGTTAAAGATTGAAGGGCCTGGTGGTAAATATTATAACACAGGTGGAAAAGTTTCTAAGAACTGGTCATCATGTGGCGCTAACATAATAACTGGAAGAGACTAACATAACGGGAGGGAACAATGTACGTTATAAGAACAAACGCAGGAAATATATACCCAGTAGAAAAATGTGTATATAGAATAGGAGCAGCTACAGGCGGTGGATATAAGATAACACATTTAGATCTTATAAATGTAAGTGGTACACCAGCACCAGCTTTACAAGCATCTCTTACAGCAGCAACTGCTGGTGATGAATTAGGTTATATTGGTAAGTCTGGTAGATTTATTGCTATAACAGAACCTGCTACGTAAAAGGAGTAGGGGATGTCTGAGCAATATGAATTTAATTTTGAAAGTGCAACAGTAAAGCCTAAAGAAAATATTAAAGCTAAATTTGATTTGCAGTCTGGAAGCTGGGCTGCAGAGCAAGATGTTACACATTTTAAAAAACATATCGATAATGAAAAACAAAGACAAGAATATTTTGGTCTTAATAAAAGTAGTGGCTATAGAAAGATGGCAACTATTCCAGATATTATTGCAATAGCAATTAAAGAAAAATATGGGATAGATTTGCATGATCCTACATTTATGCATGATATAGATAAGAAGGCAAAGTTTAAACAGATATTAACAACTGAATATCCACATCTTATGTATAGTACTTAAAGGGAGATTATAATGGCTTTAACATATACGGAGCTAACGACTTTAGTTAGGACTTGGTGTAATAGGGATGAAGAAGTAGTTTCTGATAGTGTTATACAAGATGCTTTACAATATGCAGCAGATAAAACTTATAGAACTTTAAGGGTTCCTCCTTTAGAGAATGTAGCAGTTTTTGTTAATACTGATAGTGAATTAGATAATGCAACAGTAGCAGCTACAAATATTAATCCAAGTAAAACTGAAATACAAGTACCTCAAGATTTAGTAGAAATTATTGCAATAAAAGAAACTGATTCAGCTGGTAATACAATAAGAGTATTTAATGAAAAGTTAGATGTAAGAACTTTTAATGATCCATTTGCAGAACGTTATACTAATAATAATTATTTTACTAGAGAAAGAAATGTTATATTTTTAAGTCCTGGATTTGGTTATTCTAATTTAGGAACGGCAGCAAATATAGAAGTATATTATTATAGAAGACTTCCTGCATTAAATGCAAAGTATGCAGTTACAGAACTTAACTACGCTGCAGGATTATTAACAACTTCAGGTGGAACTACTCCTTTATATTTTGTTAATGGAAATACAACGACGGCTTATGAAACTTTAGCTAGTGCTGAAACTGCTGATACAGGAAAAGTTACAGCTAAGGTAAATGTTGCAGTAAGTAACTCAACAGCTTTAACTAATGATACACGATCAGGTACTGTTGTTAATGGAATGCAAATATCTGGAACAGGAATTAGTGGTGTACCTACAGTATCAAATGCTTCTAATCAAAATAGTATTGTTATGTCAGCAGCACAAACAATTGCTGATGATGTTGATTTAATATTTTCTAATACAAATACTGCAAACTATATAGGTATAGATGTACCACATTGGTTAAGAGATGAAAATGAACGAATATTGGTTTACGGAGCATTGGCTCAAATATATGCATTTACCCAAGATGATATTCAAGCGGCTAAGTTTGATAAATTATTTTACTCGGAAATAGCAGAACTAAATACAGCTGATAGACAAAGACAAGCATCAGGTGGTAATGTACAAATGAATTTTAACGGAAGAGGTATGATATGACAACTCCAGCAAGACCTGGGAAATTTACAGGAGCTACAGATACTGCCTCAGCAGGTAGTTATTTTGGAACAACACTACTTAGTGGAATATCAGACTTAGTTGCGGCTGATGTATCTTCTGCACAAACTTCAGCTACTAATGCATCTACTAGTGAAACTAACGCATCAACAAGTGCAACAACAGCAAGTACTCATGCAACAACTGCACAAAAGTTTGCGACTAATCCACATAATACACAATTTACTCATGATTCTAGTAACTACTATTCAGCATTACATTATGCTACTGAAGTATCTAATCAAACTACTTTAGCAACAACTGCAAGAACTGATGCACAAAAGTTTGCTACTAATGCTGCTAACTCTGCTTTTACATATAGTGGAAGTAGTTATTATTCAGCATTACACTATTCAGCAGCAGCAAGTACTTCTGCAACTGCAGCCGCTAGTAGTGCGACTACTGCAGCAGGTCATGTTACTAGTGCAACTACTCAAGCAAATAATGCAGCTACAAGTGCGACTGCAGCTGGTAACAGTGCAAGTACTGCGAGTGGTCATGCGACTACTGCAAGTGATAAAGCAACCCTTGCAACTAACTGGGCTACTAAGACAAATGGTGAACCAGAAACTGGCCAAGGTTATTCTGCTAAGGCTTGGGCTGTAGGAGGTACAGGTGTAGATCATGCTTCAGGTGCTGGTAATGCTAAAGACTGGGCAACCGAAACAACAACAACTGCAGATAATACAGAGTATAGTGCTAAAGAATATGCAATAGGAACTCAATCAGGTCAAAGTGCTGGATCAGCTAAACAATGGGCTATTGGTGGTGGTTCTGGATTTACTACAAGTACAGCAGTGGCTGGAGGTTTATATTCAGCTAAATATTATGCAGAACAAGCGGCTGCTTCGGCGGATAGTTTTGATGATGTTTATCTTGGGGCAAAGAGTTCTGATCCTACACAAGATAATGATGGGGATGCTTTAACAACTGGAGACTTGTATTATAATACTGGAAGTAGTGATTTAAAAGTCTATAGTGGATCAGCTTGGGAAACTGCAGCAGTAAGTACATCAGGATTGCCAACTGCAGGTTTTACAATCGCAATGGCAATAGCCTTATAGGGAGAAAGGAATGGCACAAAATTTTAGAAGGTATGCATTAAGAAGCATAGGTACAACAGCAGCAGATGCTCCTGATGGTACTGATTTTAATTCATACGATACAATAATAGGAATACATTTAGCAAATAGAACAGCTAATACAATTAATGCTACTGTATTTATCACAGATTATAATGATGATGCAGATGATGATCCAACGAATAATGCTGCTAATACGTACTATTTATTAAAAGATGCACCTATACCAGCAGGATCTGCATTACAAGTAATGGATGGTGGAGCTAAAGTAGTTGTTCAAGATGGTGATCGACTATGGATTCAATCTGATACAGCAAGTTCATTAGACGCATGGGTGTCTGTTGTAGATGCAATAAGCACATAGGAGAGTTAAATGGGATATGTAGGAAATCGAGCAAGTAGTTCCTTTAATAGCATGACTAAACAAGACCTCACAGGTGCTACTGGTAGTACATTAACTTTATCAAATGTAGTGGCTAATGAAAATGAATTAGAATTATTTATTAATCATGTTAGACAAGAACCAACAACATCTTATACAGCAAGTGGAACTACTGTTAGTCTACAAGGCTATACTGTAGCAGCAACTGATGATATATATGTGGTATATGCAGGTAAAGGTCAACAAACAGTAGTAACACCAGATGGCTCTGTAACAAGTGCTAAACTTGGAACTGGAGTAGTTCATGGTCTTGGAATATTTAAAGGTGATACTGGAACGAACTTAGGTGCTATTATAAGAGTACATGAAAACGAATTAAATACAAACACAACTATTGATGCTAATACAAATGGAATTGCAAGTGGACCATTGACAATAGCTAGTGGTGTTACATTAACTATAACTAGTGGAGGAGCATTGTCAATCGTATGAGTACATTAAAAGTTAATACAATACAAGATACATCTACCAATAATGCTATGACCATTAGTGGTGGTGTTGTTACATTTCCTAATAACCCTAGTGGTATAATTACTCCTATACAAATAATTTCAAGTAACACAACTGGTGCAACAACAACTGCTCTTGAAATAGATTTATCTACTAGCACTGATTATAGATTTCAAAAACTTATGATAACTGGTCTTTATACAGCTGCTGGCGATAACATAAGAATGGTAATGAGAAATGATGCTGATGATGCTTATGTTGGTAGTGGATATTATACATCAAATATAATGGCTTCAACATCTGGCTCTGGAGGAAATACTGGTGGAGCAACTGATGGTGGTTGGAATCAAGCATATTTTGAAATGAATTACTATGGTTATGGCGATCATGCTGTAGATGAGGATAATAATCTAGAGATTAATTTTTATGATACTACAAACACAACACACAAATCTAAGTATATGTATCACAGAGTTGGTTCAGGATCTGATGCAGTTCATGTTACCGAAACTGGTACTGGTAGACTTTTATCTGCAGTTAAAGTAGATAGAATTAAATTATATGCAGGAGGTGGTGGTAATTTAATTTATAGAGGATATACACTTTATGGATATAGGAGGGCTTAAATGGGTACATTAAGAGTAAGTAATATACAAAACCCTAGTGGTACAAGTGCTATAACAGTAAATGAAAGTACTGGTGCTGTTGGTGTTCCTGGAGGTTTATCAGGTAGTATTTCTGTACAAGGAGAAAATAGTAATAATACTAATCTTCAACAAGGATTAACAAAACATTGGGTATATTTTAAAGGTACAACTACAACTGAAATAAAAGATAGTTTTAATTGTTCTAGTTTAGGGGATAATGGAACAGGTGATACTACAACTAATATGACAACTGCCTTTAATAGTGCTTTTTATTGTGCTGCATCTAATGCCCACTATGGTAGTACAAATGGTGGTAGAGGTTTAAGTGCTCCACAAAATGATGCTATAAATACAACATATATACGAATAAATTCTCACTCAGGAGTTAATACTGCAGTTGATTTAACATATAATATGTTTTCTATTGATGGAGATTTGGCATGAGTACATTAAAAGTCGGTGCTGTACAAAGCACAACAGGTAACGCAGCATTTACTATTGCAACCAATGGTAATACTACATTTAGTGGAACAGTGTCTGGAGCTGGATGGATAGCTGGGAATACAATAACGCCAACTAGTGGTGCAAGTACATTTACTTTTGCTGTTCCTACTGGAATAAAGTTATTAAGAGTTGCAGTTGCTTCTTTAACTGTTGGAGCTGATGCTTACCACACATTACAGTTAGGTCATAGTAGTGGAACATATCCTGATGGTGGATATGGAGGAGCTATGGAAACTTCCCAAAATAATACTTATTATGGAAATGGTGGAACTGTAACTGCATTAACTACTGCTCACGGAATATTCTATCAAGATAATACTTATTCTGGAGTTGTAGAATGTATGAAAGTTCAAGACTCAGATCATAAGTGGATTATTGAATCTAACTTTTATAGTGAAGGCAGTGGCACACATGATATAGGAAAGTCAATATCTCAGGTAGCTTTAGGTGCTGGGAATGAATTAAATATTATAAGATTTAATTGTAATAGTGGGAACTGGACAACCACGAATTGCAGAATTAGATTATTTTACCAGTAGGAGATTAGTATGCCAAGAAGTACAATAAGTGTAGGATACTTTCAGGGAGATGGAGGTACTGCAGTAGGTGATAAAGCCAATATATTTAGGACAGTCGAAAAGACTTTAAACACAAATACAACAATAGCAGCGACTGATAATTCTTATGCTCCAGGTCCAATTACAGTGGCAAGTGGAGTTACACTAACAGTTGCAAGTGGTGGGAGGCTAGTAATAGTATGAGTACATTAGCAGCAGATACAATCACAAATGTAGCTGGAAGTTCAGCAGGAACTACTATTACCATAGATAAAGATTCCACATATAATACTGAAGGTACAGCAACTACAAAAAATCTTGTTCAAAGTTTAGTAAAACAATGGGTTTATTTTGATCACCCTAATGCCACTGTTAAAAATTCATTTAACACAAGTAGTATTACAGACGTAAGTACTGGAATAGGACATGTCAATATGACATCAGCATATACAAGCTTTGATGATTATGGATCAAATTTTCATGGAAATGCATATGTTGGAAATAGTTGGAATACAAATACAGAAAATTCTAAAATGAATTGGAATACAACAAATACTACTTCATTATATGATTTTGGACTCGATAATTTT